TGTATTCGGCACGGCCCCCGACAGCTTCGGTGACGTGATCCAGGCCGGCGCGTTCGGTGAATCCCTGAAAAAGCACCAGGAGCGCGGGACCTGGCCCCCGCTGTTGTGGGCCCACAACCCCGCCGCGCCGATCGGCCGCTGGGCCGAAATCAAAGAAGATTCGCGAGGCCTCGCGGTGTCTGGACGCCTCAGTCTCGGAACCACTCGAGGCGCCGAGGTGTATGAACTGCTCAAGGATGGCGCGGCGAGCGGCCTCTCGATTGGCTACAACCTGCCGCCGGATGGCGTCACAAGCTGCAGCCGTGGCGAGTGCGTGCTGAAAAAAATCGATCTTATAGAAGTCAGCATCGTCACCATCGCGGCACAGCCCGAGGCACGAATCGAGCACGTCAAGAGCGGCTGCGGTAGCTCCATCCCCGAAATACAGCGATTCCTGCAGGACTCGCTCGGCGTGTCGCGCAGCCGCGCGCGCAAGATGGCGTTTTCCTTCTCGCAGATCATGCGCGGCGTCGACGAGGACGGGGACGGCGAGGACCTGACTGCCGAGCTGTCGCACGAAATCAGTTCAATAACCCAACTTTTCCAAAGGACATAACGATGAAATCGTCACTCAGTTATCCGCTGATTCTGTTCGGCCTCCTGGCCGCGATCCTCGTGCTGGCCATTGCGCCGGATCCCGCGGCCGCGATCGGCGGGCTGGTCCTCGCCAACGCCGGCGGCATCGAGATCGAGGTCCTGAAGAAGGCATTGACGGACCAGGGCGCCGCGGTCAAGGAATATTTTGAAAAACAGATGACGATGATGCAGGAGCTGAAGGTACGTCAGCTCGACGTCGAGCAGAAGCTTGCGAGAAAGCCCATGACCGGCGCCGCTGATTTCAGCGGCAACGGAATCGGCGAGCTGACGAAGATGATCATCGGGAGCAGCGGCCTGGCGGCCTTTCAGAAGGGGGATACGCCGTCCGTGTCGATCAAGGTGCCGGCGCACCTTTTCAAAACAGCGATCGCCAACGCCGTCGGTCAGAACCAACCGCTGGTGCCGGCCGACCGCCAACCTGGCATCGTGTTTGGACCGCAGCGGCGCTTTACAATTCGCGACCTGTTCGCGCAGATCCCCACCGGCAGCAACCTGGTCGAATTCTGCCGCGAGTTGACGTTCACCAACGCTGCGGCCCCGCAGTACGACAGCTCCTCGCCCACGCCGCACGCGGAAGGCGCGCCCAAGGCCGAGTCCGGCATGACGTTCGAGCTCGACAGCGAGGCAGTCATCACGGTCGCGCACTGGATTCCGGCCTCGCGCCAGGTCCTGGCGGATGCGCCGCAGCTCGAGCAGCATGTCGGGCAGCGGTTGCTCTACGGGCTCAAGCTCGAAGAGGAGGATGAGCTGCTCAATTCCGCCGGCGCGAACGGCGAGCTGAACGGCCTCATCAACCAGGCGGCCGCCTTCACCGGCGGCGCGACCAACCAGTCGAAAATCGACACCCTGGCGAAAGCAATCGTGCAATTGATTTTGACCGACTACGAACCGAGCGGCTTCATCCTCAATCCGGGCGACTGGTGGTCGATCCTGATGCTGAAGGATTCGCAGGGCCGTTACTTGTTCGGGGATCCGGGCGCGATGCGCGAGCCCCGGCTCTGGGGCCTGCCCGTGGTCGCGACACCCACCATGGCCGCCGGCGGCTTCCTCGCGCTCGACGCGATGCGGGCGGGATTTATTGCCGACCGCGAGGACGCGGTGATCCGGATCAGCGAGCACCACGCAGACTTTTTCATCAAGAACCTGGTGGCCATCTTGTGCGAGGAGCGCCTCGCGCTGGTGATCCAGCGGACCGGCGCCCTGGTCTACGGCTCGCTCAACTTCGCCGGCTAACAGCGAAAGCGATAAGGATGACCACTCAAAAACCCCGGTACTCGAGCCGGGGTTTTTTTGAGCTGATCCTGCCAGCCAACTGAGCGAGGCGCACGATGGGAACGACATCGAGAGAGCTAAAAATCACGGCGGATTACGAGTGGCAGCCGTCAAGGAAAGTGCTCGACGCGCTGATGCTCGAAATCGGCCGGGACCCGACGGGAGAGGACTATTTCGAGGACATGAACAGGATCCTCAAGAGCTTGCACGGCGTCAGCGTGCACTACGAGCTCAAGGCGCAGTTCAAGTGGTCGGACGAGATGCTTAGCCAGATCGGCGAGGTCGGGGCGGCTCAACACCATGAAAATTCGCTGCTGCCGATCATCCGGAAGGCCGACGCGGAGATCAAGCGGACGCTCGTGCAACGGGCGCTCGACGGACTCGTCAGCCCTGGGGCCCGGGTGGATTTTGGCGCGATTCCCGTGGCACTGGATGCGCCGTTGAGGTGAACCGTGAATTGTCCCGCGGCCGGGACCTTCTTTCCTTAGGGGGGCACCGGTGCCCCCACCAATTGGTGATGTGTGAACGCCCCTGACGTCTTGATCCACGCACCAGCCAGGCGGACCCGCGGGCGGGATCCGGTGTTCCACACCGCCCGGGCGCTTGCTCGCTGCTCGACACGCGCCCAGGCGAAGATCCTGGAGATCGAGGAGCGCATCGTGTCCGACTCGGCGCTCGCGTACGATTCAAAATCACAGGAGCGGATCACGTCGATTTTGTGCGAGGCCTCCGCGCAGATCCGTAAAGTGTTGGCGGACGCACTCATGGATCGCATCGACACCTGGGCGCGGAGCTCCCGGCCGGCGCCAGGTGGAAGTTTTCGGAAGTTGTCCTGATGGACGAGCAGAAACTGATATTCACCCACCAGGCGCTGCGGCCCTGCTGGCTCGCTGTCCACCAGGCGCTCACGGATGAGCGCGTCGTCCTGATCGACCGCGACTGCTCGAACATCAACCTGCGCGAGATCTACGATTCGCGCTATGGCTCACCGACGTGGTACGACCGCGTGCGCTTCGTTGTTGCCGAAGGTGTGACCGTGCGATCGAGGTCGCCGCGCCTGCCGGCGATCCGCACCGGCACCTGGCCGGAACGGCCAGTTTTCGGAGGTGTCGCATGACCACGCTAAGCCTCGTGAACCACGGCCGCATTCAGGGTAAGGGAGGGACTGGCGCGCCGGCAGCCTTTGGGGGCGGGACGGGCGATGTTGGCGGCGCCGCTGTTCTCGCCGAGCATGCAATCACCATCGATAACACGGATGGTGAAATATGGGCGGGCGGTGGTGGGGGTGCTGGCGGTGATGTTGTGATTCTCGGCGGCGACGATGACGGCGGCGGCGGCGGCGGCGGTGGTGCCGGAACCGAGGGGGGCGATGGGGGCCCGCCATCAGGGACGGCAAGCACTTTTGGTCAATCAGGAACCGCGCTCGCCGGCGGCGCTGGTGGCACGCACAGTTTTGCGGAGCTCGCCGCCGGCGGCGAAGGCGGCGGCCCTGGGTTGCCTGGCGAACTGAATGCCAGCGCAAACGGCGCTGGCGGCGCGGCGGGAAATTACATTGAGGGCAACGCACTGGTCACCTGGTCCGGAACCGGAGATCGCAGAGGGGGCGTGGCGTGAGGCTCGCCAACCGCACTACCCTCGACCCGATCCAGCTCGCGCGCATCGTCAACGCGGTTTGCCCGCGCGGGCTCGATGACGAGACGATGGTGATTTTCGAGCCCGTGGCAGCCGCATGCTGCAGCGGGCTTGCCTGGGCGCGCGACAGCAAGTTCCCCGGCAGCATCCCGCACGCCTACATCTACGTCACGGTCGAGCCGTTGTTTCCGCAGTACCCGCCTCCAATGAAGAACCGATTCACTGGACTTTTTGGTTTCACCGTGCGGTTGCGGAACATCGAGCAGTCCCTCGTCTACACCGTCGCTCACGAACTCGCACACCTGCACTTCGGACACAGCGAGCGCGTCGCGCACGCATGGGGCATGAGGATGGTGCGCCGCTACCTGCGCCGCGGGCTGCCCGCGCCGCAGAGCGTGAACTACGAAATTCTTCGCGCGGCCTGACTGCGAGACCATTTATGGGTCTGCAAACCCGTTAATGGGTTGCACCCCCGATAATCAGCGGCATGGCGCACTAACGCTCGGTACTGCAAAACCCAAAAAAGGGTTTTGGAACGATGACCACTGTCGACTGGTTGGCGCGGTTTCCTCCTTACCCTTCCAAAATCCCTGACGCTTAGCCAGGCGGGCCGCTGGCGCTGCGGCGTGGGCCATGGCCAAGGGCGATATGTGGGTAAGAGTAGGGGTAGAAATGAGATAATCAGTAAATACTGTGCTTTAACATATACTTACTATACTATCTGGCGGAGAGGGCG